TTAAGAACATCATCAGTAGGAATAGTATACATGTACTTCCAGATGTACTTAGCACCAGTTGTTTCTGTATAAAGACCTGTTGAAGAAGAATAGTTACCACCTGCAGTTGATGGTTCTTCAGTAGCGTTCTGTCCAGTAGTGTTACTTGGATCTTCTCCATTATAAAGGCATTTGAATACCTCATAAGTTGAGTTCATTACGTAGAACTTAGCGTCAGCAATAGTAGTTTGACCTGTTGCAGTAGTTTTACCAATTTGACCACCGCCACCAGGTGTAGCAGAATAGTCAGGTTTAAACATGTCAAACTTAGGATTAGTAACAGTGTCCCAGTTGTAACGACGAATAACTGTTCTTGCAAAAGCGTCAGTTACACGTTTGGCAGCAATTAGTTCGTCATAAAGATTTCTTTTTTCTCTTTGATTATCAAGAGGTAGAGGAGGAACATCCTCAGTAGCGTAACGATAAACGCCAGAGACTGCTTGAGCACCAGTGTCGGATCCACCTGCACCACCAGTTCTGCCTTTAAGAGCACTACCAAGAGATGGTGCGGAATTAATACCTGCGCTGCCAAAAACGTCAGTCAAAAGAAGGGCACTATCATAAACTGCAGCAACTGTGGCACGGAAAGTAGTGGAACCATATGTTCCAATATAAACTTCATTTCCTACAGCAAAAGCCGTTCCATTCTTAGTATGAATTTCTAAGTATGCCTTCCAAGGTTGTGGACGACCCACAAAGAAGTACATTCTAGAACGTTCTGCACTGGTGTCATTGGGACCTTCAGTGAGAGATTCTAAAAATTGTTTAGCGTTAAAAATTCTAAACTTATCAGAGATAATAGCAGCCATTGTTTTCCTTTACCGACGTTTTGTAGTTTGTGCCTGAGTTTATTTATATACGTTTATTTAGGTAATTGTAAACGGAATCATCTGAGTACCATTAGTGACTATGCTTGAGCCTCTAAACAAAGTACATCCAGTGAATGATGTTGATGTTTTTCCAGTATACTGAATGACACCGCCGTGATTAGTAAATAAGTATCCCTCATCAGGGAAATAAGTTGTATCTTGTACATTAATTGCTGCCGTTAGTGATGAGGAAGAACTAATGGTAACAGGATTTTGGATTGATGGTGGTACTAGGTTAAGTGTAGGACCAGCTAGAGTGTAACTTGATTCTGCTCTATCACTAAAGTCTTGGATAGTAAGTGCGGAATAATAAGTAGACACTTCTAAAATTGTCATACCAGAAACGTTTGCTGCACCATCATCAAATATACCATCAAAGTGCTTGATTCTATGACCAGCATTTGTAGTAGTATAGTTACCAATATATTCTGCAGCAACTCCAAAGATTGCGTTTGTAACCTCAATCTCTGTTGTATCTCGTTTAATTACAAGATATCTATCAGAAACATCAATTAGATCAACTTCACCATTATGTCCTCCTGTAGTATTACCTGCTCTGATAGCTGTAGGATCAACTAAAAATGCAGTTTCAACATATCCATCAATAACACCACCAGGTGGAGGAGTGATTACAACCTCTAGTGCTTCTCTTGTAACAGAGAAGTCAGCAGGAGAACTAATTTGTATTTGTCTTTGTCTAGAAATTCCTTGACCAGGTGTTACTGATGCACTAACCATAGTAACATCGCTTTCAGACTCAACAGAAACAACAGCAGCAGATATTACAGTTACTTCTTCAATCTGTCTTAGATATGTTCCAGCAGACCAGAACTGAGCAGTTGTACCTTGTCTTCCTCTTAATAAGTTAACGAATCTATCAGAAAGTTTTCTATGATACTTGACTATCTCATCACCAATCATCAACAATCCAATAGGAGCAAACTTAGTAGTATCTGGAATATAAGCAATGCTATCATTGATGTCTAAATCAAGATCCAAGTATGCAGCATTCTCAAAGTAGTTAACGTTAGATAGAGCATCATTAGGAATGAGATTCTCAATAGTTGATGTAATAACCTTGCTTACATTACTAATAGAATTGGTAGAGACAATATCTTGAATTTCTGCAGATACCACAGTAGCATTATGGAATGTATCAATAACTGACACATCCTCATCTAGAGTCTCTGCATTCTTTTGTAATTCATTTAAACTAGCAAATAATGGTTGTGCTGGTTCTGGTTCTGGAGTAATAATTTGTGAGATTACACGTTCAGTATTAGTAGGACTATCAATTACAATAGTACCAATAGTTCCAATACCTGCAATTCCAGCATCACTGATCTCTGTAATTAGAGTTGATCCTGTCATACCAAAACCAGATATCTGGTTGACAATGTTTAAATTGATTAGAGAAATACCAATCTCTCTTTCAGAAAGAATATCAAATCTTCTTGCAATAATAACTTTTGGTGCTTTAGTATATCCAGAACCACCATCAATTAAATCTACACTAATAACTTGACCTTTACTAACAATAACTTCTGCTCTAGCACCACCACCAGTTCCATCTTGAGGAATGAATTCAATAACAGGTGGTGTGAAATACTGATATGCAGTTGGTTGTGTAAGAGGATCATAACTACGTTGATTCCATGTTAGTTTTGTTACAGAACCACTTTCAATAGTTGCAATTACAGAAAGACCCTCACCTCTAGTAATACCATTATAAGATTCTACAGAAACAGCAGCAAAAATATCATCTGATAACTGCTCACCATCTCTATTATCTTTACTGGTGGTTTCACTAGGAAGACGTTTAATTTTTCTAAAACCATCCTCTCCTTCTACACGAATCTGATCACCATTTGATAGACTTAAGAAAGGACTCTTATATGTCTTACCAAGAATAGTTCCAGACCATAGTCCATTCTCATCTCTTAAAAGTTTTCTACCAAACTCATCCTTACGAAGAGTCAATGTAGTACCTGTATATTCAGAAGCTGCTAAGGTAGTGTTTCTATCATAATATCCTTCTACAGCAAATACTATATCTGTGTTGTCTATGATAACAGAGTTTTGTGCCTTCAGAATATCAAATTCTACTGTTGTTGCAGTACGAAGTAGATTACCTACTTTACCAATCACATTATAGGTTCCATCAGATCTCACTTGCCAACAATGAATACCACTACCAATTTTATCTCCCATCCAAGCATAAGTCTCATATGAGTCCCAGTAAGACGAAGTTGAATCAATTACAAATCTTCCTGTAGAGAAGAATGCATCAGGTGCAAAGTCAAAAATGTTTAGAACTTGCCCAACATCTCTACCAAAAAGATAACGTATATCAACATTCATCTCTTTTAAGATTGGTTTCTTAAAGAAGATGTTAGGACCTGATACATCGTAGTTAACTGTTTCTTTTTGAAGGATTCCGTCAATGAAAACATATAATGTAGTATTTGATTCAATACTTTGTACTGTATAATCCTCAACATCTAGAATTAAGAAAGGACCAGTTCTAGAATCGTCTACTAAGTTAGCATCAATAGTCAATCTCTTATAATTACCAACTCCAATACCAACAACCTTTTCTACAGCAGTTGGTTCATTAATAGTCTTAGCTCCAAGATCTTGATCCCATATAGGAGCAACATCAAACTTGATAACATTAGGAATTACAGTTCTGTCTATGAAGTAAGAATCTTGTAATGGATAACCTTCGGTAAACTTAGGTCTCTGTAATACAGCATTAAGTGTTAGGAATAGATTTTCATCTTTTTCTGTATTCACTTCTGTATTATCATCCCAATATAATTCAAATTCTTTAGTCTCACCATCAACAAAATCTGGAAGTGTCTTAGTTATTGATTCCTCTTTTATAGAATCCTCTAGATTATCATATAATGCATCTAATGCAGAAATAACAGTAGAACATTCTTGTGCTGGTAGTAGAGGATCAGGTAAAATATTATAGTTTGAATATGTTAAAGTAGAAGTCCAATTACCTTGCTTATTAGGATTAATGGATGTTTTTTCTACAAGTCCTTTTCCCTCTGTTAAAATAGTATCAACAATACTATGATAGGTGTTAAGAGCACTTTCAACTTCTGCACATACAGGAGTTACAGAATCTATTAAAACATCTGGGTCTGTATATGGCAACTGATTTCTCATTGCCTGAATCGCTAGATTCTTAGCATATTCAAATGTAGCTATACTCTCTGCTAACTGATCGTTAATATGGTATAAACTTTCTCCATATGGATAATCATTCTTTCTATAGTATAACTGTGCAGCAGTTACAATTTTTTCATTACCACCTAATTGTAAATGATAGATGTATGCATCAAGGATTAATCCAATATCTCTATAGCATTTTGTTTGTATATCATAAGTACCACCAGTTGCAAAACCTGTAATAGTAAGAGAAGTTACAGTGTAACCATAGCTACCTTCACTAGTAATATTAACAGCAGTAATTCTACCTTCATCATCAATCTCTGCTGATGCAGTTGGTAAGAATTGTCCAGATCCTGAGGATGTTAGTGTGACAGTTGGAGAACTGGCATAACCATAACCAGGATTAGTGACGTTAAATGTAGTTCTCTTAATAGTGCTACATTGTGCATCTAGATCAGCACCACTACCACCAATACCACGAATATAACCAGTTGTTGTACCACTAGCAAAACCTGATCCACCTTCAGTGATCCAAACGTTACTAATTTTCTTACCTAAAACAATTTCAGCTGTAGCATTACCATCAATAGTTATTTCTTTGTTAGAATATCTGTCTTGAGTATTGTCTCCAATTGTGTAACCTGTGATGGTGATACCTGTAACAGATCCAGAAGAAATAGTAGCTACTGCTGTTAGACCTGACATGTCACCACCCAATGTGACAGTTGGAGCACTGGAATAACCACTACCACCATCAGTAATATTGATTACTTTGATATAACCATTCAACTCTAGGTCAGCATTTAACTCTACTGCAATACCAACTGCATTGGTTGGACTTACTACAGTATCAGATGCTGGGAAAACATATAGTGTTGGTGCAGTTTCATAACCGTCACCAGCATTATTAATTTGTACAGCACCAATATCTAAAGTCCTTAGTGTATCTACACTAGCAATTGCCTGTACTCTTGTACTACTAGGATCTTCCCAATTTAAAGTAGGATAAGTTGTTTTTGCCCATGCTATAGACTGATCAATAATATATGACTTATTACCTTCAACTAATTGTCCTGCCTTGAAGAACATACCATTGTTAAGACCACTCCAAGAGAATGTTGCCTGATCGTTTCCAGAGAAAGCAATAGGAGCAGTAACAGTTACACCATCAACAATGGAGTATGTATTGCCTGGTTCTACTGCACCAGTGGTAGTTGCTATAGTTGTATTTGTAGTAACTTCTCCACTCAAACTAGTTGTTCCAACAGGAGCACCTCCACCAGTTCCAGAGTTAGCTAGTGCTGCATTGTTAAGAGTAACCTGTGTAGAACTGTCAATAGATACAATCTTAGTTCCAACTGGATATGATCTACCAGAACTAATAAACTGACCAATTGCTAAATTGTCTGTATTTGTTACAGTAACTGTTTTTGATCCTTGTAAATAAGATACAGATACATCAGTGTAATCCCAGTTACGAACTGCTAGTTTAGCTAGTCTTGTTGCATATGCAAATATTGCATTGGATTGTGTTTTATTATTTTGTATATAAAGGTAATCACTTTGATCTGCATATGTGTCACCGTATAAGACAGTTTTTATATTTCCACCAAATCTAATATCATGCTGATATGCATCTAAAATTTCTCTAATATTTTGTTGGTAGTCATCCTTCTTAGTACTCCAATCAAGTGATGGATATGTCGCTTCTCCATAACCAACAGTTTCATTAATAATAAACTCAACGTTTCTTTCAATCTGATTAGCAGCATCAATCCATGTTCCACCACGTTGGAATATATTTCTTAATTTTTTAAAGTAACGATTATTATACCCAGATGCTCCTTCTCCCTTAAATGCAATATACTTTGCATATAAAGTAACACCATTATAAGGAGCACCATTTTTTACACCTGGTCCTAATGGTGCTGAAGCAAATGTAATTTGATCACCAGAAACTGTATAAGCAACCTCAGGTTCTTGTAATACGCCATCTAGTGTTATAATTAAATTCTTTGCACTGTATGGAGTGAAAGCTACATCGCTCTCGTCTCTCAATTGGAATGTTGATGTCCCAACACTCTTACTCTTTTCATCTAATACACCATCAAAAGGAGCATCTAATTTAATTTCAAAAGAACGAATCTCATTGAATAAGAATTCACTAGTTGCAGCAGATCCAACCGCTTTTCTAATTCTTTGATTCTCTACCTTTTGTATAGTCTGAGTTACTATTCTTGTAGTATTCTCTACTGTAATTTTATTCTTATTAGGATCCCAAAGTTGTATTACACTAAAATGTGATGCCTGTGGTAATTCTGCTGGCATCTCTGTGCTGGCAGTTGCCTCTACATCAACTTGACCAAACAGTTTAAATCCAGCTGGATGTGTTGTAGATTTTATTAGGTCACGCCATTCTTCAATAGGAGTTTTAGACTTAATAACATAAGAATAATCCTGATAGAAATCACTATCAATCATTCTTTGGTTAGATACACCTAAACGACCTTTATCTGATTTGTAATATCCTAGATTATCATAGAAAGATGTAATCTCTTCTTTAAGAGTGGAGACAAATACTCCTTTGACTATAGCACTTATTTTTTCGTTTAGAATACTTGTAATAGGAACATCTTCTCTAATAACACCAGTTACATCTTCTATTTTTAATAGATTAGATCCATCTCTCCATTCAGAAACTCTTGCTCTAGAAACTTCTACATTATTAACTTTTTGAGTTACAATCTCACCTTTTCTATAATGTGGTAAATCTAAAGAAGTGATATTTTGTGGTGATGCAGTTATGATTGCACGATTTGGATATTCATAAGGATTACCTGTCATACCACCAGGACTAGTTGTTGTACCATTACCATATATCTCATAATTACCACCTTCATAGAATTCATCATTAGGTTTATATACAAATTCTCCAAAAGTAATTTGGGAGATAACCATAGTATCTCCATCCCAACTAGCAACTATACCTTTTGCATCTATAACTTCTGCACCAGTATTGTCATCAGTATGTTTTTGAGTAACCTCTTCACCTACAGTAAAAGGACCGATGTAAGTTGGAGTATTCCAATATGCTTGCCCAGTTAACTGTGATGGTGCTTTCAGTTTTAATTTTAAACCTAAAATTAGGTTAGCTGATTTTACAGAAAGAATGTACTTAGAACTAAAAGTAGATGCTACAGTTTTATCTAAATGATAAGCACCACCATTGTCAGTAATACTAACACTTTGTGGAATACCGATAGTATCACTTTCAACATATGCTTCTAGATCAGACTCAATAATTTTAATTGTAGGAGTGTAAGTATATCCTCTGCCAGGATTATCTACAACTATAGAAAAAATTTCTCCATTTCTAACAATAATTTTAAATGTAGCATCTTGTCCATCACCATCTACAATCAATACTTTTGGTTCTGAATAATTAGAACCTTTATTTGTAATGGTAACACCAGTAATTACACCTGCTGTAGAATCATATTGTACAGTAGCAGATCCCCTAAAAGATTCTGATTGATCAGCACCAACAATAATTGGAACTTTCTTATAATTTAATCCAAGATTGATGATATTTACTTTATCAATTTTACCGACAGCGAACTGACCAGTAGTAGTATAAGAAATGGATCCAGAACCATCCCAAAGAGGCTGACTACTAACATCATAAACAAAACGGTTTGATGTAACATAATTGATTGTATTAACTCCTTGTAGTGGATCTGTTATAATGCTGAAGAAAGCATTATCACTACTAACAGTATTCTTTTTATCAAAATAGAAGAAGTTTGCAAAATCTGTTCCTACTCTATCAGTATAGGTATTACTTGGTAATCTAGTTCCATATCCAAACTTAACATCAGTAGATGCTCCTGCAGTACCAGGTAAATTCGTAGAGACTATTTTCTCAACAGTAACTAAATTAAAATTATTACTTGGACTAATATCAAAGTAAGTCCCAGTGAGACTAGAATGAGACGTATCAAAAGTATACTTATAAAACTCTTGTAAATCTATGTTAGGATTAGGTACAAATGTACTATTATCTTCTGAGAATTCAAACTTATAATCAACTTCTCCTGCAGACTTAACAGAGACCAATCTTTGAGGATTACTACTATCAAAGAAACTAGAACTTAATACAACTTTACTTGCATTAGATGTTAATGTGCTGTAATCATATACAATAACAATTTTTTGTGTAACTGGATCATATGACTGTATGTAACCAGTGGTTGCTGTAGAGAAAATAGCATAGTTAGATGTAAAGTTATATCTCGCATTATAAAGAGATACAGATTGACCATTAAAATGATCTACATCATCAGTTCCTTCTTGCCCTCTAGTAACAGTAAAGATATTACCATTGATAGCTTCAATTTTAATAATCTCCTCACCAATCTGAACTAAATCATTAACAGCATAACCATCTGCCTTAGCAACAGTAACAGATGTACTACCAGCAGCAATACCAACATGTCCAACATATATTGTAAATCTTGCTGTTGATGTAGATGCACCAGACCTTACAAGATCCTCATCTGCAACTCCAAGATAATCTCCCCTCTCATATCCAACACCAGCATTCTGTAATTGAATTCCAGAAACTATACCTGCAGCAGATACAGTAAAGATAGCAGTCGCTCCAGATCCAGATCCACCAGTAAGAGCAACGTTAGTGTAAGTACCAGCTGTATAGTCAGCACCACCATTAAGGATTTCATATCTTCCTATTCCACTGAAATCAATACTAGTATTATTTACAGGAGGAATGAGTATAGCTTCCTGATATAATCTCTTTCTTAAATAATATGTTTTATTTTTAGTTGCATCATCTGGGTTAATACTAATATCTACTTTATCACCAATACCAAGTCCATGACTATCAACAGTCTCAACTAGAGCAACACTTTGATTAACTTCAAATGGTTGTAGATTATCACTAAGTGATGTGAGTCTTACGAGTCTAGTTCCAGATGTATTAAACAAATCACTAGATTGTATAAAGTAGGCATCATCAACAATCCATGTACCGCTGAGAACCTTGATCTCCACTACGTTTTGAGAGGTTGTTCCTGCTAACACTTCTCCAGTTGCAATAGGAGTATTGATACCATCAGTCAAACTTAATGTCGCACCTTTAGTATAAGAACTTCTCTGATCCAACAAAATGTTGAAAGTTTTAATAGTTGCTGAGAATGTTCCAGTATCATTAAATGTTCCATTAACATTTCTAAGAACAATAGTGTTATCATTCCTAACTGTACCAACAATAGAACCAGATGCACCAGAAGAAGGTTGATTTAGTGTATCGTCAGCAAATAGATATGCATTTTGTATGGTTGTTAGTTTTACAACCTTATTCTCTTTACATTCAATATAATTTACATCTCTACCTTCAACAGATGAAATAATAGCTTCTGCTTCAGAACCTTCTGTTCCTCTGTTCTCAAAATAAATTTGTGAATTAATAGAGAAATTTCTAGAACTATCAGCAATAGCAATATTATCAACAGTTCCAGATCTTACTTCAGAAATACTAGCAACAAGTCCTTCTCCATTTCTCTGCATTCCTGCCGAGTAAATCTTTTTGGCATTCTTAGGAATGTCATTCTGATTAATATCAGAATTGTAATTACTATCAATAGGTAGAGAGTAAAAATTCTCTCCTAGAACGTACGGGTACTGCGGTACTTGATTGCTATCAATAGTAATGAAATAAGCATAAGTTCCTTTCGGAAATTCTGGGGTAACACAAAATCTTCCATTGTTCTGATCTAGTGTGCCACTCTTGTGAGTGTAAGTATAATCATTGTTAAATGTGCCTAGTGGGTATTGGGTTAAAGAAGGACCGTCTGAACGAGTTCCATTCAAAGAATAACTAGAAGTCATTCTTGTAATAGAAGAATCTTTGTTCAGTGCCTCAGAATAACCAAATGCACCGTATATTGGATTGCCATCATAAGCAAATCCAATAATAGGAGAATGAGTTTTTTCAGCAGGTTCAGTTCCTGCATTATTAATGTTATCACCTAAAGTAACACGTAAAGCTTTTGGATTAGCAAGATAACCATAACCATATTCTAAAACATTATTATAATTTGCAAAAATGTAACCATTTTCTGTATCAAGATTATTTTCTAATTTTGTATATCTGTTATAATTCCATTCTTTCAACAAAGGAATACCAGTTGCATTTTCTCCAACAGGAATTACATCTACAACAACTGTATCTTGAGTGTAGAAATTACCTTCTGCATTTTTATCAAATCCAGTAATCTCACCATCTGTATTAACAATAGCAGTGAAGTCTGCAAATCTACCTCTTCCTGCTCTATCTCTAATTCTTATAGTTGGAGATGATGAATAGTATTCACCAGCATTATCAATAATTAAACTAGTAACTTTTCCACCTGTTACGACTGCACGAACAGATGCATTACGACCAGAGGTAATAGTAATGTCTGGAGTTCTAGGAAAAACATCAATAGTATCTACAATAATACTTTCTACTACCTGTCCAGTCAATATTGCTCTTGCCTTATTTGGAACTTGGTCAACTAGAACAAAAGGTGGAGATACATAACCTCTACCTTGAGTATTGACTTTAATTTCTTCTAACTTACCAAAACGAATACTATCATGATCCTTGAAACCGTAGACAGGGACACCGTTTAGAAGGATTCCAACATCTCTTCTTGGTGTAGGATATGTCTCGGTAGTTCTAGTAGATTCTTTTCTGATAAGACGAAGAATTTTTTGGTCTAAGAGAGTTTGATTAACTTGAGACCCATCTAGAATCTTATGTGATGGATAACTAGAACTTGTAATGTAATAATACTGATCATCTGCAAAAATAGATGATACATCAGTAGTTAACTCACTTATAGAAGTTTCAATACTAGGTAATGTTGGAACGTCTGGTGCATTTCCTGCATTTTGTAACCATCTTACTTGATTTGTAGATGTATTAATAATTTTAGGATCTTTAGTCTCAAAACCAGGATTAGATACTTGTACTTTATCACCAGGACTAGCATATGGTTGTGTGCTGTCTGGTTTAAGATTATAAATTACACCAAATGTTAAAAGAGTGACACCACTACCACTGATAGTAACTGGTCTGTATACAGAAGTATTAGCAGGATATGCAATAGCTCCTGATGGTTGTCTACTCTTGATAATAAACTGAGTAACAGTTTTCTCTTCAAAAGTAATTGTCTCTTCTCCTAAAAGGATAGATCCAGTTTTACCCCAACCAATAGTGGAAGATACATTGATTCTATTACCAGTGCTATCTGTTCCTGCTACTGATTTTAATAGTTTAGTTTTTGTTGATACCTCAAAAGAACCATTGACTGTCTCTGGTGCTAATACAATATTATAAATTACTTCGTTGTCAGAAGTCCCGTCAGCATAAACGTTATCTACTACAGCATCAGCATATCCATATTCTGTAGTAACTTCTTGTACAATCTTCTTACCAATTAAACTATTGACGTCACCAGATACAACTTTACACTTAAGTGCGTATACATTTATCCAGTCAGCATCAGAAGACTTATATGTAAAATCTCTTGGGTTATAAACTTCTGGTTTGTTACTATCATCCTTTGCAACAATAGTATTAAAAACAAATTTGATGGAACTAGTAGTTCCTTTAGCTTTATAGAACTTCTGGATGTTCTTAATTAAAGTTCTCTTATCTACTTCTCCTCTAAGATACTTTTCTGGGAAAGAACCAAGATACTGAGATTCAAAATTCTTTACTAATGCATATAGAAAAAGATTACTTACATTAAGAACTTTTTGACCAGAGTTATGTGGGGCTGCAACTGTGCTGGTGTAACTTGACGAGTTATACAGATCACCAAGAGTTGTGTTACCGCTAACACCTCTAACTGCGCCCGATAATACTGTTTCTGTTCGTGATTCATAAAAAATTATCTCATCATCAATTTTTATATATCCGTTTTGTTTTGGAAAACTCGTTGCATCTTGTAGTACAATTGTGTCGCTAGTAGTAGTGATACTAACGTCCAAAGTATCAGATTGTCTAAGTAGGTTTTGCTCATAATAATCTATATCTGCGTATTTTTGAATATTGTTAATAATATCCAACGTGCCACCTTGCACTTCCTGCTGCTCATAATACTTTGTGATAAACTTACTAAAAAGTTCATATTCAGTACTGATGAATTCAGGAAGCTGCGTTTCAATTAGAGTAGAAATTCTCTTAGTCTTTACAGCGGGCATTTACTTTACTCTTTGTATGCAGTGAACGAGGAATTAGCAACATCAACGTCAAGGTATACCTCGCGGAGTGCCTTAATGTCGTTTGATAGTGGTTTTACTCTTAGTGAAATACGATTATCAAAGAAACTACCTTTAATGATTGTTAAGGAATACATCTTCAATTCACCTTTTACATAATCTATGTCGCCAATATCGCTGTCTAGGACAACTTTTTCACCAGTTACGCTATCTAGTCTATATAGGACAATTTTACTATTTCTATCTTCAACATAAACATCAAAGTTAGGATATTCAGTGACTCTAAATCCAGTGCTGGAAAGGATTGGATCATCACAGTCTTTGTCAAATGCATTTTGGAAACACACCTCATAATAGAAGGTAGAATTAAGAGAAGGATAGAAATCTTTTCTCATTGTAACCTCTGTTAAGTTAGAATTGATTGAACGGTCTACATCGTCAATAACACCAACCATCTTACTATACCTGAACTTACCATTAAACTTCTCAGTATCACTTGTATCAAGATAAGACTGTACACCACCAATAACCTTGTCTCTAATTTGTGATGTTGTTAGATCTGTTGATAGACTGTTGTAATAGATTTTGCTACTTATCTCAACATATAGAATAGAAGGATCAATTAATCTTGGTTCTACAGATGCAACGACATATTTCTTTAATTTTTCTACAATATCATTTTTTGTTAATGATGTTAGATAGCTAGCATCTTTTGGTTTCAATGCAATAAAGACTTTTCCATATTCAGGAGGATCTTGATCCTCACCACCAAAAATAACTATGTCACTTGTAGCAGGATAAACATCACGCACAATCGCTTCATAGTCCTGTGCGGTCACTGCACGCTCCTGTGTGCCATATGCTTTTGGAGCAGTGTATTTTATCTTAGAGGTACTTTCTATCTCTTCACCACCCGCAGAAGGAGTAGCAGAAGTAATAGATGTAGTAAATGCAGTTGGAGATACACCATTAGGGTTCTCTAGTACACCAGAGAAGACAAATGTACGAACTCCATTACTTTCAGGACCTGCAGTTGTTAAGTAAGATACCTCAATACGTGCATTGTTATCTAACTTCTTACCTAGAACACCATCACCCATAAGAATTTCGTATCTCTGATCCTCAATCTCATCAAGGAAGAAAACTTTAGATGTACCATCAACACCTAGAATGTTATCTGCTACAAGGTATGGTTCACTGAAGCTACCTCCAGTAGGAAACACCTTTACTCTAATAGTATTGGTGTCAATATTTGTATTATCAAGTATAAATCTCTGACTCTTTAATGATGTGTTAACAGTAAAAGTATTAACAAGTAGTGTTCCTTCATTTACAGGAACATTCGTAAATGTTGCAACATTACTAATGACTTGTGCTTTTACATCGTCGTTTACAACATACTGATACACGTTGTTATCATATGAGGAGATAAATCCTGTTCCTTTCTTCAGGATAAGTTCTGTATCAGTTGTTGAGTTGGTATAAGTTACAGTAAAAGAAACATACGCTGTAGGAGACGTAGCACTCTTTGGTCTATACCCTAGTTGCTTCGCAATCGCTACTACGTTGTCTCTTAAGGTAGCAGAATCAATGAACAGTTCATTGACTACCATGTTAGTGTTAAACGCCGTGTAGTAGGTGTTATAAGCAAGTGTGTCAATTAAGGTAGACAATGCAGATCCTTCAAAATCATAGTCAGTAAAATCTGACTGTGCTTTCATGTAATCTTTAAGAGATGCTTTGATATCTTCAAAGTCTAAATTGGCAACCTGTGTGTAAGGCATTATCGTGTACGCTCTAAGATGAACTCTACTGCTACTGGTATGTCTTCTCTTCCAACAATAGTATATTGAAGTTCTACATTATAACCATTGTTGTCAAAATCTGGTTCACAAGTGATCTGTTCTACATTCGCTCTTGGTTCATAGCGACTAATAGTAGTTCTGATCTCCTGCTTGATAGTACCAGCAGATGCATAATCTAAAGGTTCAAATAGAAGGTTCTGTATATCACAACCCAATTCAGGTTGAAATGGTCTTTCACCTTTCTTTGTAAGAAGTAAACCTGTAATTGCCTGAACAATCGCAGCTTTATCCTTCACTGATACTAAGTCATCAGTAACAGGATGTTTCTTAAAGGTAACACTCAAATCCTTGAATGTTTGAAAGGCAGTCATTTAGACACAGCAATAGACTGCTTTTATTTATCCCTGTTCGCTCAACATTTCTTTCTTTACTTCCATCTCCCACAACTCTCTTTCATCATTCTTTGCAATTCTGTTTAACCATTTGTCGGCATCATACTCTGAAATGAGTTTCTTACCACTCTTTTTAAACTCTTCACTTTTGTCTACTTTAATTACCATAGTTTGTCTCCAGTAACTCTTTGTACTCATCAACAAGTTTACACTGCCACCCTTCTGGCAACTTACTTCTATTTAGATCACCCATACACCATTCCATAGGTCCTCTGCTCCTTACGTAGTGTAAGAACAATTGGATATAGTGATCACCATCATACTTACCTTTACGACCATGAGTGCCTACACAACCAAGATAGATGATAGCATCACCTTGCTCTAGTATTACCTCTATTGGATTCTTTTCTGGATCCTCTATGATGAACTCCCATGGTTTATCAGATCCTAGATGTATACTTACACTAATCTCACATGCAGGACGATCATCATGCATTGGTAAATAAGAACCTTCATTATAGCAACGCATGTATGAGTATGTTGGATACAAAGGCTCTCCTACATGATCTACCATTTTCTGTGTCATATAGTATAAGAGCTCTTGTCCTCCCGTAGGACTTTCATAGAAATAGCAAGGACCACTATA